CTATGAAAAAGAATACTTGCAAGATAACTATCTACTTGATGATCATAAGCAATAGAATTAATACTTGCAACTGTTTCTTGATTTTGATCAACTGGTTGTTTAATGTAATCTTCTATTTTAGAAACCCAATTTTCTGGAGTTTCATTTGCTACAATAATTTTACTAATTTGTTCTGCTACTTCTTTTTGATTATAACTTAATTTTTTAAGATTATGTTTTTTACGAAGAGCAGCTGATACTTCTTCTTCTAGTTTTTGAGCAGCAATAAGATTTTCTTTTACTTTAGAAAGACTAAACTTATCTTCATTAGCTTTAGATTGTTTTCCTTGACCGATTGGTGAAACATTTTTAGTACTTTGTGGTATTCCAGTTGAACCGCTTGGTCTACCAGCTTGCTGTTGACTTCCACCAATAAGTGGTTGATAAAATCCTTGGTCTTTAAGATCTTTAAATCTTTGTTGAGCTTCAATTGATTCTTCTGGATTTGGAAGTCTACCAGTTTCAATAGCTTTAATTCCTTCTTCTGGAGTTAATACGCCAAGTTCTACTAGACGATTATAAATTCTAGAATATTGAACATCATCTTTAAGATCAATATCTTCAAAATTTGGAACTGGATAATTTTTAAATCCAAGATCTTTACTAATTCTGCGAATCTCAGGAATAAGAAATTCATTAATAAATGTTTGGCGAGCTTGTTTTAATCTTTCAATAAATATTTGAACTTTAATACTTTGATTAGCAAACTTTTCACTACCAATAAGAATATTATTTAAGCCAATTTGTATATCTCTATCTACGACTTCATATTTTTGAGGTCCAATCAAAGAACCAATATCAGGAATAACAAATTGAGCTTTAGTTGTATAATCTGCGATAAGAACTCTGCCAACACTTTGATTTTCGAAAAGACTTTGCATGGCTTCAAGATTTCTTTGATTGATACCACCATTATCTGGAGTATCTCCCATTGTAATAAGAAGTACAGATTGTTGCATTGTACGAGTAACTGCCATATCCATCTTTTTCATTTCAGCTTTCCAGTTAATATCTTCTAATACTGGAAATCCCATTGGTACTGCAAATGGTTCGTAATCTTGTTTCTTATAAAAAACTGCTGAAATTCTGTCTGCTTCAAGAGGAATTGTTAAAATGCCAATTGTTTTTCCTTTAATTAATTTTTGAGTTTCTGGTGGCAAACTATTTAGTACTTCTTTATCTTCATCACTCTTTGGATTCTTTAATCTCTCTAACTCATAATCAGTTAATATTTTATAATATTTTCTTTGAGCAAAATTAATAGTTCCAGCTATTTGAATGTCTGATGGATTTAAAATAATATATTTAGATGGTAAATTAACAGCTGCATTTGAACTAGTTAAACCAAATGTTTGAGTAATTTTATTAACGTCTTCATCTTTTACTTTAGTATCAAATCTATAAATAAAAACATTACCAGAACGATAATATTCTCTAAAGAATTTATCTTGAATATCTGTGATATTTATTTTTCTAAAAAGCGCTTCAAAGAAATTTCTTGATTTTGAACTACCACCAGTAAAGTAAATATTACTAGATGAAAATTCTGTCATTAAATCAATCGTATTTCTGAAAATTGCAAAATTATAATATGCTTTTTGACAAAGAATAACTGCATCTCTGATATTAAGATTGGATTCATTTTTAATACCAGTTGAATATCTAAAAGGAATTAATCCATCGTTAATGTTTTTATATCTATCTGTTCTAATTATTGTACTAGATGCATTTCTTCTGGTAGATGTATGAGGTGGATCATATCCATTGGCTGCTTGACTTTCATAAGTAGAAGCTGATGCCATTAAGGGTACGATTTCCTGATTTTTGGTATTTTTTGATTTATTTTTAATTTTTTTAGGCATTTGTGTTAATTATTACACCTTTATTTAATCATTATAGGCGAAAAAGTTGTACTTTCTAAATTTTCTGGTTCTTTCATAATATCATTATAGCATTTTAATGCCCAATTTGCTAACATTAAAGCTGAATAATTATCTTTTCTGGCTTTATTGGCAGAAGTGCTTCTTTTTAAATGTTGAGGCAAATCAAAACTTTGAGTACCTCGACTTGTAGTAGAATGTTCTACAAGAGCACATTGTTTTTTAGTTTGATATATAAAATCATCTTGGTTTTCAATAAAATCTAATATTGACCAATCTTTTTTATCGTCAGTTTTCATTAATTCTATTGGCGCACCTTGATTTAAAACTTTATTAAAAAAATCTTCATGTGCTCCAGTCCTACTTGCAAACCATATTCTTTTATAATCAATGCATGCTTGTAAATGTTCATTACCTTTTCTAATAAAAGAACTTGTGAATACTTGATTAAAAAATATTTTTTTATCTTCTAAATTATATTTTTTTCTAGCATTTTTTACCATTAAATCGTAATCTAATCCTTCAAGATCACTATCGAATTCAAATGTTTTTAACTCTAAATTTTTTTTCTTAAATAATTCTGATTCATTACAAGCTGCAAGAAATATATCTGCTCCTGCATTATCTACAATACTTAAAACTATATTAAAATTAGTCATGATATAATATAAATATGCTACATGATTTTTTAAATTACCAAGACCAGCGTAAGTATGAACTAAAGTACCATTTTTCATTTCTTCATTAATTTCTAGAATAGCCATAGCAAAATAATCAGCATTTGGACTATCACTCATATTAGGATCTATCCCAAGTATGTACTTTTTCTTTGGATCTCCTTTTAAAAGAGTATGTGGGGCTTCTCCTAATTCTAATGTACAATCTTCCATTTTTTTAGCATTAAAATAACTATCACTACCATCTGTAAATCTAGCACAATATTCTCTAAGAAAACTACTATTACTATAACCTCCAGCTTTTGCTTCTTCAATAATTGTTTTATCAATCATTTCTTCTGGAAGAGCTTCGTAACTAATTTGGCTTACAAAATAAGTTGCTTCTTGTTTTTCTTTTGATTCTATTTTTGAACACCATTCTGTATAGGTCTTATAAAGATTTTCAAATGTATAACTTGCAGAAGATAAAGCGATCATTTTACTTGTATTTTCAAAAACCATTCTGTCCTCTTCCTTCATTACTCCTTCAGATATTAATTTATCTTCAAATTCACGTATTTCCATTCTCTCTTTCATATTTTGTGGAGCAACAAGAAATGGCATTAATACATTTTTAATTATTTCCTCTGGCAATAAAAGAAACTCATCTAATACAAGAATATTTGCACGAAATCCTCGAATTTTTTCTCCATTCAAAGGAATAGCTGTTATACTCCCACCATTTATTTGCCACTCAAATTGATCATTTCTTTTTGCTTTAGCTCCAAAACAATGAGAAAGTAATTCCGCACCTTTTCCTTCTACTATTTTTTCTAAATTATTAAATATGAATCTAGCTGTTCTAAATGTTGGGCCAGCAATTAATATTTTTGTATTTGGCTCGAAAACGCATTGAAGAAAACAAAATACAGCTGCCATAAAAGATTTACCACAGCCACGACCAAATACGCACATATTAAAGTTCCTATTCATAAGTGCTTTTAAATGAATCTCTTGATATGGAGCTAATTTAACGCCACTAATTAATTCAGTAGTAAATCCAATATTTGCTCTAAGAAATTTAGCTAAAGTTATTTTAGCTTCTTTATCATTAAGATAACCTTTTAATTCTGCTAATTCAGCATTAACATTTTTAACTTCTTTTATATATTTATCTGGACAATATATCATAAAACTTTCATATCGTAAGCCAATTGTAAATCTATTTTTTTATAAAAACAATTTGAAGCAAAAATAGATTGAATTATACTTTTCATTTCTACCCTGCCATCTACAAATAAGAATTGTAAATTATTGTATGTTTGTAAAAGCTCTCTAACATTATGAAATATATATTCTGGTGTTGCTTTTATTTTTTTACTTATATGAGGAAGATATTGAAAACTTAGTGCATTTGATAAAGTCTCTTCAATAATTACTACTAAATATGCTCCATTTAAATAAGCTCGTTCAATTTCATTTTTAAATCTATCAAAATTTTTAACACTTAATGTGCTGATAAAATCACTTAAACTTTTTCTTTCTATGTAACAACTACAATTTTCATTAGAACAAGTATAATCTCCATAGGGTAAAGTTTTAATTTCAAAAGGAATATCAAATTTTAACCAATTTTGTTCTCTCGTATCTACATAAATTGTATCTTTAATTTTTAATTTATTTTTAAATTGATGAGATATATTACTTGGGTGTATATATTTATTTTCTAATCCAATATCAGAACACAAATCATAATAATCATTAAATATTTTATTATAAAATATAATAGATGGACTCATAATAGTTCTAAGTTCTATTTGAGATGGACTGTATGTTAATTTTTTATCTTTTTTTCTCTTAATTAGTAATTCTTTGCAATACTCTTTAGCTTTTTCTATTGACTGTCCTTTAAGCCATTTTTTCATATTATTCTTATCATTGAAATCATTAGCAAAGTATTGATCTTTTGATTTAAAATTAATTAAATCTCCCGTAAGAAGATCTTTTCTTGGAAAATAACTGTGGTAGTATTTTTCTTTATTTAAACCATAACCTCTTAAAGCAAGATGAAGGCTTTTTTCATCTTTAAATTCTTTACCATCAACTTTACATATTACGCTCATCCATTTAAAATCTCGTCCTTTGAGATCCCTAAAATTTTTGATTTTAATTCGTCCATAGTAGAAAGTCTATCTATTTCTTTTTCTATCACTTGCTTACGCATTTCTGCCATCTTTAATAGTTTTGCTCTACTTTCTTCTTCTTTCCACATTTGTACAAGATTAATGATAGAAGCAGTTTCTTTAACTTGTTTACTTAATCTTTCGCTTCTTTTAACTTTTAAATCATTAAGAAGTTTTTGTTGACGATTAACGCAATCATTATATTCTTTACGCGCAGTATTACTTGCCTCAACTAATGCCATAGGAATTTTGCCATCTTCTTGTATAGCCATATCAATTTGAGTTTGTAACACATTAATCGTTTGTTGAATATTAGAAGAAATAACTACTTCTGTGGAAAGAACTATGTACTGATCAACTTCTTCTTGAGTAAGATCGCTTTTATCATAAGTGTAGCGTACAAAACTACTTTCAAAAAGTTCTCGATCTTTTTCATCATCATAAAGATTAATTTGATGGCAAAATCTAAAAGTATTCATATATCCAATTAATGAATTAATTTCTTTTTTATGTTTATGAGTTAATTTATTTTTATCAATTCCATCAAGAATATATTTATTAATTTTAGCTATCATTCTTTCTTCACTTCTTGGTGGGCGGTATTCTTCCGTTGGTATATTCTCATTTTCATTATTATGATATTTTATATTAGTTGGAATAGTTTTCATATATTCCAAAATACTTCTTGTTTCTTGTGAAAGATTGGTTAATGATTCGTTTTTAAAAAGAACTTTAGCCATTTCTAGCCCTGTCATTGTATAGCAATTATTACTTATATATTCTTTTTGCTCAACTGATAAATCAATTAATCCTTTTGCTTCATATTCATGACTTTTTCTTGGTTTAATTTGTCTAGACGCAAGAAATTGTTTTACTGCTTTTCCTTCTTTACTTCTTCCATCTAAATCATCTCTATTAAAAGCAATCTTAACTAATTCAGCCAAAGATGGAGGATTATCTGGACGATCATTCCATTCTTTAAGAAGTTTTAATTGTTGTTCTTCTGTTAAAATTAAAATTTCTTCATTCATACAATGTCAATATCCCCGTTGTAAAGGTGTTTTTTTACTTTTAAAATTATTGCTTTTTTAAGATTTTTTATTTGTTTATATCCTGCCATACGATTTTTTTCACTAGTTCTATAACCCATAAGCTTCGCAACTTGCTCATCATCTTTACCTTCTATATATAAATATTGATATATTTTCCATTCAATTGGTTTAAGAACTTTACGCATTTTATTATGAATATTTTCTGCTGTTAACTCTACATTAAAATTTTCATTTTCCATGCTATTAATTTCTTGAACATGATTTTCTAAACTAACGGTTAATTTTGTATCATGTGCATTTTTTTTATTTTTTTCCCAATTTGCATACAATGGACAAGTATTGCATTGTTTACCATAAATTCCGCAGCCATCTTCGCTTTCTGCTGCTGAACATTTTAAACAAGGCCTAGTATAATTACTATAATTATTTCTTATCAGATTTTTAATTTGATTACTTATGATACGATTAACCCATGGGGCTAATGGTTTATTATTGTCATAAAGATGCCATTTTTTATAAATATGGAATCTTAATATTTGAGATACATCACTAAAATCCATCCAAGCAATTGCTGTTAAATTCCACTTATTTTTTCTTTTTAGGATTTCAGTGTTTATATCATCAATGCAGTTTTCAAATTTTAATTTTTTAGCCATTATTTCGTCCTCTACGACGTTTGGCTGAATTTGTTACGGTTCTTGAAGCTGGTCTAATTGCTCCACCTTCTTTTGCGAAATCTTCTAAAACTTTTTTACGATCTACTTTTTCTGATGACCTATTTCTTCTTAAGTCATTTTTCTCTGAAGAGCCAACTATATTACCAATCTTTTCAGAAGCAGGAGTAATTAAATTAATATCAAAATCTAAATTATTAATATTTGGTACTTCATTTACTTCTGATATTTCTGCATCATCATCTTCATAATCTTGTGGTTCTATATTTTCTCTTTTAGCTATTATTGTTGGTTTTTGCATTAATACTTTTTGAACAACTTTTTCTTCTTGCTTTTTAGCTCCAAAAGAATTTCCACAACTACTACAAAATTTAGGTTTATTTAAAGAATATTCAGTTGGAGCGCCACATTCAGTACAATATATTTTTAACATATATGTATTATATGTTAAAATTAATTATAAATCTAAATATATTAATCTACGTAATAAAATACTGAAACATTAGCTAATGAACTATATACTCCAGTATTTGTAGTTACTTTGATTGTAGAAGGAAGATTTGCATTACCAGCGGCAACAAACATAATTGTATTTCCTGCGGCGTCATTTTCTTTCAATGTAACATTTCCACTAGTATGAACGCCTAAAATATAAATATTTTTGTCTTGTCCTGGTGCGTCTATTAACTTGGCTGCTCCTGTTGAGGTAGCAACTAAAGCTATCTTTTCAAAACCTGAGTCTCTAAATAATTCTGCCATATTAATTATTATTACACATTAAATATAAAAAATGATAATATAAAATTATCTAGTTTCTCGCCATTGTAAACTCGCCAATACATTTGTAGGAGTATTATTTGCAGTTGACATATTTTTCATCAAAACGGCAAATATATTACTATCTGTACTATCAATATTTTGACTAATATATCCTCTTTTTGCACTTGATATATTTGCTATATTTGTTGAGACTGATGTTGCGTTTCCTACTCCTCCAACAGAAACTGGTAAAAAACCAGCGTTAAACATATTAGCGCCAGAAAGATTATAGCTTGTAGCATTTATATTATATTCAACAACACTCGTATCATCTGCGCTAACCCATGAACCTCCAATTAAAGAAGACCCACTTGGCAAACGCCAAAATTCAAAAGAACAAGTTTTGCTATCGCTATGAAATTGAGAAGAAAGTAATCTAACAACGCTTCTATTTGGTTGTCCATAATATCCTGTTTTTAATCTTATTGCGATCACTGGTAATGTTGAATTTTCATTGATTACTCTTGCTCCAGTTGTTTTCGCTGAAAAATCTACTCCTGCTTCATTATATCCACCTTCACTAAAAACTGTAGCGCAGATTTGTTGCATGTAATCTGTACCAACTGTATTACTATAATTTCTAATTTCGCAACGAACAGGAAGATTTGGATTACTTATATATACTGAATCTTTAATATTACTATTGTAAAATTGATGAGCTGTTATAAATTTTCCTTGATTTACAAATCCAACTCTAACTGTTCCTACTCCTAACCATTCATAGTCTACCCAAAATAATTGTGTTTTTGTTGGATTTAAATTAAATTGCGAAAATCCACTACCATTACAAGTATCAGTATTCCAACTGCTTTGTGGAATGATATTATCATAAACAGATCCAGAAACGTTGCTTCTTAATACAAAATTTAAAGTACCATCGCCGCTTTGCATGAGATAAATCCCATTCCTATCATCAAATAAACCAATTCTTTTATTAGTGCCAATTCTTGCTCCACTAAAATTAAAACTTTGTAAACTTACTTGACTTTTTCCTGGCATGTAGTGATGATACATCCTACTTTGATGAATTGTAAAATCATTTGCTCCTGTGCCAACTTGTAATTCTGCTTGGGCTTTTAAAATATTAAAACTAATACTTGAACTCGTTCCACTTGTTTTGGTAAGAAGTTCCGTTTCTTCACCATAAGCATGAGAGTAATCTCCAAGAGTAAAAGGTTCAGATACTCTTAGTCTACCAAATGCATCAATATTAGTTGGGCTAGAAATATTTCTTAAAAGAGACTCAACATCATCTAATTTACTAAAATCAAGCGCTTCGTAAAAACCACTTTCACTATTATATACTAATGATATTCTTTTCTCTGTTTGATCGTATAACTGTACTTTAGGAACCATATAATGGTTACACTTTATTTCTTTTTGTCTAGTTCTTCAAATTTTTCAATAATATAAGCTAATATATCATTACGCATAATATCATCAGTTCCAAATTTAAAAGTCATTATTCCTTTATCAAAACTTTTTTTATCATCAAAAAGATCATAGATTTTTTCAAATCCACTATTTTTAATATCAGATTGACGAATATCTCCAATTAATATTAGTTTGCTAAATTTACCCATTCTAGTAGTAATAAGAAGAAGATCGTGTATACTTAAATTTTGAGCTTCATCACAAATAATATAACTAGCATTTATGCTTAAACCTCTAAGAAATCCTACTGGTAAACCCTTTACTCTTTCTTCTTTCAATAATCTTTCGACTTGTCCCTTTGGTAATAATTCATGTAACTTATCCATAAGCGGTTGAAGATAAGGATCTAGTTTACTATGAAGATCACCTTTAAGAAAACCAAGATTATGAGTAGAACTTTCTACTGGATTACGAATATAGAAGATTTCTCCAATTTTCTTTTCATTTAAAGCTTTTAATGCCGCGTATACAGATAGTAGACTCTTTGCTGTTCCTGCAGGACCTTTACAAAATACTATCTTCGTTTCTTTAGATTGAAGGAGTTGTATAAATTTTTTCTGATTATCTGTCCATTGTAATTCACGAATATCTAATGCGCCTTCAATTTTATCTCTTTGAGGAACTACTGGCGATTTATCTTCTTGCTTGCGTTTATTTTTTTTAGACATGCTAACTTATGAATATATTACACAATAATTAGACTAATGTAGAATTTTTATTAAAAGCTTTTGTGATATAGTCATGTTTTTTTATTATTTTTTTAAAATCATCAAGAATTTCTCCATTACCAAAAGAATTTATATATCTGCAAATTGCAATATTTGGATCTTTTTGATATTTAATAAAATTTTCTATTAATTTAATTTCACTAGAAATTCTAAAATCTTTTTTAGGAACTATTCTTGTATGAAAAAAATCTCTTATCATAAGTTTATTATTTCTTCTAACATCATATTCTTTAGAGCATATTTCTATATATCTTCTATCGCCATTTAAAAAAGAAAAATAACTTTTAATTTCATTTAAATTATTTTTAATGTTTAATTTTTTATTAGTAATAAATACTTTATGTCCATTTCTTGTTTTATATAATCTTAAATTAAAATTAGGACCAAAATTTCTTAAAAAAAATTCGCAATTATGTATAACATTTAAATCTAATTCATTATCTATATCAATTGGAAGCATTTCATCTGTTCTTAAAAGAATTACATCAGTACCAACATTTCCATGAACAATATCATCGGCCATGAAAATATTACACAAAATAGTGTAATATTAAATAAGATGGCTTTTTTAAACGCTAATATTCCTCCAATTGAATGCTATGTAAGAGGAAACTACTTAAGAGATCAAAAAGATAGCCATGATAAATATTTTCAATGTTTAATTTTTGGGGTTTCAAGTTTACCAAGTCAAGTACCACTTTTTAATTTTCTTATGGAAGATGGTGGAATTTGGTGGCATGCACCAATAAGTGCATTTTGTACAAAAGAAGGTATTATAGAGCAAGATCTTCATGAATTAGAACTTTGGGATAGTTTTAGTTATCATATATCTGTAACAAAATTTTCACTGCTTCAAAATAAAAAAATAAAATTTTTGTCTAGAAATGGAAAAGAATATCTTGGCACATATCTTTTTACTCTTGATTGGGCACATAGTGATTTTAATGAATTAAATTTTGGTTTTAGTGAAAATCCAGATCAGCATAAATGTGGGCATGTATTACAATTAGATAATGGTAATTTTGCTATACAACCTAATAATAGAATAAAAGTATATGATCCTAATTTTGTAACGAAACAAGGTCAAAATCTTATAGAAAGAAAAGTAAATACTCATATTTATAGTGTAGAAAACTGTCCAAAATGGGTAACGGAAGATTCAAATAATTATGAATATAGTGTAAATAAGATCAATGAATGAAGGTCTAATATTTCCCAAATTAAATGAAAGACAAAAAGATTTATATCTTAAAGTAATTACTAACTTACAAACATATGGATATTTTGATCGCGGTATTGGGTCTAATGGAATACATTATTTGAATGCAGAACAGAACCCATTTAAAGAAAAAGGTTTAGAATGCGAATATTGTGTATTTTATTACCTTGAAGGCAATAAACCTAGATGCGAATTAATACAGGGCGATATTGATAACGAAGGATGGTGTAAATTTTGGATTATAAGTGAACAAGACATAAGAGAAGAATCTAAAGCTGCTTTTAGATTACTTAATAAAAAAACAAAAACTTATGAGATAACTTACAATCTAAATGAGGTAAAAAATGAAGCAATTAACATTCAAAATAACAGATAAGAACATATTAGAAGGAGAAAAAGCCAATCCACAAAATTGCGCTATTGCTCGTGCTATTAAAAGTAAAATGAAAAAGAAAATAGAAGAGGTTTCTGTTCTTCCAAATCAAGTTACATTAAAAATGGATGATAAATTATTTGTAGCTGAAATGCCAAAAGATGCAACAAATTTTGTTAAAAGATTTGATCGTGGGCTAGCCGTTAATGCTTTTGAATTAAATCTAAAATTTAAAAAAGGTTACGCTTTAATTTAATAATTAATTCCAGGATCAGCTAAATCTGGATTGTGATTTCTTTTAGTGCCCCTTTTAAAGGGAATAGATAAATTTTTTATAATTTCTATTGGTTTTTCAATTATTTTTTCTTTTATTATTTCTATAGGTTTTTCTATAATTTTAATTTCATTATCTTCAAATTTTTTATTAGTTGCAATATTATAAGCTAATAATAAACATATTGCTAATGGATCAAATACGGCTACTATCACTAGTATAAACCATTTTACTACTGTTTCTATTTTTACATTAAATGCTCCTGCTATAAATTTATATGTTCCAATATCTGAATTTATTACTTGTTTTTTTAATATTATTATTTGATCATCAATATTATTAATTTCTTGTGTTAATTGTTCATTATTTTTATTTAATTTTTCTATATTTAATTCTAAACTAGATATATTACCTTGCATGGTTGTTAATGTTTGATTTTTTAATTCTACTGATTTTTTATCTACTACTGTTTCTTGTTTATCTTTTCCAAATAATCCACCAGATTTTATTATTGTAGTTGTTGTAGATTGATCTAAGGCCTTTGTCAAATTATTCTCTTGGTTTTTACGGGTATCTATTAAAGTTTTAATTCTATCATTATTAGTTAAGATTTGAGAATTTAAAGTATTTTTTTTATTTTCTAATAAAAATGTTTGGGCTTCAATTCCATCAATATTACTTTTAGTAGAATAAAATGCTTGGCTTAAAAAACCAAATATACCCAAACTTGTTATACACATTAAAGTAAAAACAGAAAGTAATAAATATGTTTTAATAATATTATTAATTTTTTTCCAGTAACGATATAAAAAACTTGTTGCCATTATCTTGCCAAATTCTAAACTACTAGCCATTATAATAGATGCCCAAAAACTACCAGAAAATAAAAGACCTATTCCTTTTACAGAAAAGAATGCTCCACATGATGCTAAGAATAGAGCAGATAGCCCTAATAATATTTTAAACATTAAATATAATTACACTAGTTAGCTAGATATTCGGCTGCTTCTACATTACCTTCTCCGAAAAGCCATTCAGCCATCTTAAATGCATCTTTTTTCATATTAAAATCCACTCCATGCATTTCTATAATACTTCCACCATTATTAATATCATATAAAAAGAATTTACCTCTCCATTCATATACGCATACAGCATGACCTTCTCTTACTCTTCTGCCATTTTTATTTTCATAATAAATCGCACCTAAAACTTCACTCCATATATTATTTTGACCTAATTTTTTATTAATTGCTTGATAGGCAATTATGCTATTTACAAGACAAGAATTTGGATAATCTACAGGTATTCTTTTATTAATCTGAGCATTAGAAAAAGAATATGTAAATATAAAGAAAAAAAATATTATTAATTTTTTCATATTACGTACTAACTAAATATCTATAACCATTTGTTATCCATATTTTTTTAAAAGTTTCTACTGATATAATTCTAATACCTGGACTTTCTAACATTGGATCGGTCAAAATTATTAATTTATTTTTTTCAGAATAGCCAGTTAAAACTAAAGTATGTTGGATAGGATAAATACGACTAACGCAAACTAAAACTGGTCTATTATTAGATAATTCATTTATAATGTAATTCAATCCACTTTTAAAATCATTTCCTGCAAATCTTTTATTTTCCCAATTGAACCCAATTTTTTTCAAAGTTAAAACTAATTCATCAAGATCAACAAATGAATATAATCTTTTATCATTATCTTTATAATCAATATTATCAACTAATCTTTTAATATCTTTTTGATTTATTCTTTTGCCATAATAATCTAATACTATTTCTGCAGAAGCTGCAACACATAAATATGGATATTGATCAATATGATTTACATCACAATATATACTTTCTGATTTGATTATATTAATTTTATCATTATCTTGTACAATTCCTAAATCTTTTTGAGCAAAAGTATGACTTAGTGATAAAAATAATATTAAATATAAATATCTAATCATTTATAATTTTTAATTTGAAAAGCTGGGCCACCAATTGCTTTAATATTATGTCTATTTTTCAGGATAGAATATTCATTGCCTTGATGAAGTTCAACATTACGAGCTGCATTTTTCATAAGAAGATAATCTCTATATTCCATTTTTGGTTTACTATATACTTGTTGTACAATTTGAGCTTGACGCATCATTGATTGAGTAGTACGCATTCTATGCAGTTCTGCATTACCAAAATCATCGTTCCAGACAAAACATTTCATTTGATTTTGAGCATTACAAGTCGTGTATAATCCAAGACTCAAGATAATTGTTAATATTACTTTTTTCATGATAAGCCTATCATAGTAGTTATTTAATATTTTGTCAAGTATATTAAATATAAAACATTGAAATACTATTATATTCTTCTGGTTTGAGAGTTATTATTTTACCATTTTGAGGCTCTAGGAATAGTGGAACTAATATGTTATTCTCCATAGATATAGCTATATTTATTGCGTGTGAGCCTTCTGTTCCATTTTCATTTCTTGAATTTGACATATAATGAATCATACCTATGGCAATACTATCTGCATTTGAATCCATATTTGCTGCAAAAAATCCAGTAGCGAATACTCTAAAGCCTTCTGCAAAGTTATCACAATCCCATTTATGTGCCCATCTAGTTAATGTCATAGCAGATAACCATCGCCAATATAATGGAAATATTTTTTCTAATATTAAATTTCTGTCAACCGTTTCGTATGTTTCATCTACTATAATTGTTTTTTTGGGAATTGGTCTATTTTTCCATATTGAATTAATTTGATTACCATTTATTATCACAAAAATATTACACAATATAGTTGTATCACTATATAATATGTATGACTTATTTATATTCTTTTGCTCCATTTGAAAATGAATATGTTATATCTTGGCCATATAAATTAAAATTTAAAGATTGGTTTTTATTAAATAAATTAAATATATATAAAACTTTATCTTTATCTAAAAGTTATGGAGATGTAGTAGTATATATTGATAAAAATTACATAAATGAATTTGATAAAATAATCCCAGATGATATTATCGTAAAACAAATAAATTTAGATAAGAATAATATTTGGGCAATAAGTAAATTTCATTCTATTTTAAATTTTATAGAAGAATTTAAAAAACCATTTGTACATTTAGATTTTGATGCTTTTTTATTAAAAGATATATTAAAAAATAATGAAAATGATATAATTGTAGCTTTTCAAGAGTCTCATAAAGATATAAGATTTCATCACGAAAATACTTTTAATATGTTAAAAGAAAAAAAAATATTTGATTTAAGTAAATTAAATTGTGGTTATACATATAATTGCTCTACAGTAGGTGGTAAAAATTTAAATTTTATAAAAGATTGGTGTATTAAAAGCATAGATTATGCTAATCAATATAAAAATGTTATGAATTATAATCTAACAAGTGTTATCGAACAAAGTCATTTAACTAAACTGTTAGAAGATAAAAAAATAAAACCTTATGAAATAATACAGTTAAATAAAGATTTAAATAATTTTACATTAGAAAATCATAAAGAAAAGGTTTTTATTCATGATAAATTTTTTGGTGCAGAATTACTATCTAATGATAATCCATCTTTTTTGAGAACAAAATGGTATAACAGCTATAATAAAATAACTTTAGAAAGTCAAAAAATCTTTTAAAAAAGCTAATTTAAGGATTTTAAAATCTATTTTATATTTTTTGATTAATATATTTAATTCTTCTATATTTTCTGTTTTTTTAACTAATTCTGAAAATGTACATTCTCCTATTAAATTTAATAAATAAATTTTAAATTTTTGAAAAAAATCATTACTTGTATAATCAAATTCATCATCTTTATAAGATATAAAATTACCATAAATATCTTCAAAAATACCAGATATTTTTTCTGCTGGGTATTTATTTATATTTGTTGTTCTAAATTTTGATAAATGATAATGAATGGCTTTTATATAAGGATATCCATTTTGTACTTTAATATTAGTATTTTTCTTTAATTGGGTTATAAATGCGCCTTCACATCCATGTACTCCTAAATAAAAATCACATGGAAAGTATTGCATTTTACCTTTAAATATCCATGCGTCATGAGACCATATTCTTTGAGATTTAAAAAATGTTTTATAATGTTTGCTATAATAGTGAGGTATTTTGTCTTGGGATAATATTTCGTTATCTTCATTTCTTTCGTATCTAGTTAATACTATTAGTTTATCTATATATTCTTTTTCATCTAAATGGTCTAGTATTAATAATGTTTCATCAAAATATATATCATTATTTGCTATTATAACTATATCATCTTTGCAATTTTTATTAGCAAATTCAATAGCATATGAATATTTTAACCTATCATTAATAATTATTTGCTCTATTTTTTTAGATTTAAATAAAGGATTAGAGTATTCTTTTTCGTTTAAAAGATATATTTTATGTATAAATGGATTATTTATATTCTGTTCTAAGCAGTAGTCTATTTCTTGTTGTCTTTTGCTTGGACAATCACATTTGTCAGAACAATCACATTTATTTTGTCTAAAATCATGATATTGTTGTATTAAAACCATCAATATATAATATTATCTTTGTGATATTTTTCCAAACCAAATTTTGCTATCTTGTACTGAATTTGGGTTAATTGTTTTATAATTACCTAAATGACCAAATAAAAGGTGACAATTTGCCCCATTCTTTTTGCTTTCACATAAGGTTATTAGATTATTTGGATCTAGTTCTAGTTCAGGGTGAGAATTAAAAGGTTTAATATGATGAACTTCTAATGATTTTTTACCACCACAAACACTACAAGTTGGATGTTTCTTTAAATGTTCTTTTCTTATTTTATTCCATTTAGATGATCTTTTTTCACCAATAGAAGCTTTACCCTGTATAAGATCTTTGATTTTCTTTATTATCATATTTATTCTATAAGTTACACAATAAGACATATATTGAAAAAGAGTTTATAATAAAATAGCCCCCTTGGATTTTTTTATCTTACAAGATATTGCTATAAGAATGATTTTAAATAGATTTAAAAAAGGGGGGTATATTATATAGAAGAATAGTTTATTAGATTAGGGGAGAATGATTTTAGTCCCCCCTCGACCATTTTCAAAATCTCCAGTTTTCAATTTTTTCAAAAATGGGGGGCATATTTTTGATTTTTTTAAGATATTCTTTGTAAATCGTTGATAATCAATGAAATTTAAATGCAAGAAAATGCCTAGAATCGCTTGACGAATCCAATATATGTGATAGATTAAGAGCATGAAGAAGAAATTAAGTAAGTACGAACAACTGATCGCCAACCTAGACAAAGCGGCTCAAGACCTCAAGAACGCATCGGCTCACGCTGTGGCAACCCTTGAAGCTCACGCCCAAAAGATCGAGGAGATCAACCAAAAGTATTCCACTACGGAAACAAAATAACCCTTGACGAAA